GTGAATTTTTGCGCGGTTACGACGATGGTCGTGGAGTCGATACAGGACGTGTTCTAGGCTCTGCTCAAGTCGACGCGATGGAGCAACACTCACACTATACAGGTGTAGTTGGACAAGGTGCTGAATTGTCGTCTTATTGCGCTGCGGGTCACATATCACCTGATATTTTCTTGAAAAATCGGCATACTAATGGCAATGAGTCGGGTAGTGGTCCAAATGGCGTTACTGGCGGAGTATTGAGTTCAGGCGCTACTGTAACATCGGCTCTGCAAAACGCAACAGCATCGTGTAAAGCAGCATCGACAGAAACAAGAGCAAGGAACATCGCGCTTAATGCTTGCATAAAAACTTAAAGAGGAAATAAATCATGGCAAAAATTGCAAGATATAACGGAGATTTAAAAGCGTTCGCTTCATCGTCTACGGGAACAGAACGAACGGTTTTCGGCGATACGACGCAATCTGATACGCTAGACGCTAATATCAATGCTGATTTTTTGACTGGCTGGGAGATCGTTGCAGTCAATGATGCGCCGTCAAAACAGGATTTTAATGGTTTAGCTTACACGATGTCGCAAGTTCTAGCATACCTGCATCAAATGGGCGTAGCAGAGTGGAACACGTCGCAAGAGTATCACAAGGGAGCTGTTGCGACTATCGGCGGAGTTGTCTATATGTCAACGACGAATACGAACACGGGAAATAATCCTGCTACTGATTATACAAATTGGAAAGATATTTCTGGCGGTCGAACTACTGTAGATACTACAGACGCAACCGTTACAGCGATAGCTACGATTGCAGTACCAGAGAATTCTTGCATAACGATAAAAGCGACGATAAACGGAATCATAGATGACTACAGCGCAGCGTGCGGAGGAACAATAATTTATTCAGTAAGAAGGATTGCCGCAGGTGCTGTTGAAGTTGATGTCCCGACAGTCAGCGTACATAATGATTCTGCGGGAGCTCCAACGATCGACGCCGATGTTAGTGGAAACAATCTGAGGCTATTAGTCACGGGCGTGATCGCGGAGCAGTGGTCGTGGAGCTGCAGTTACAATTATAATCTTATAGTTTGAATAGTGACTTGACATACTTTTTAAAATGATTCATACATAACAACATAAATCCTAAACTGGAGTAATTATGTCTATAAGACCCCTTCCTCTTCTCGACGCACAAGAGCAGATTATACCGTTAGACGCTAGCGCGATGCAAATGGTAGTCAGCTACGGCGGAACAACTAATATCAAATATTACGGCTATGCAAAATTCGGCACAGTATTAACTGATGCGGGGTGGATGATCTTTCAGCAAGATTTTGACTCAAGAAGCAACTTTAATCGCGTCAGAGCAGTTGTAGGCGTACTGGGGAAACCCGATTTTGAGAATGTTTGGACGTCGGGAGACTCGAAAACAATTTCGTCGATCACTAAAGCAGCTATTGCAGTTCTAGAAACTACTACAGATCACGATTACGAAACTGGCGATATAATAGAAATTACAGGATGCGATGCTACCGAAGCGAATGGAGATGGCTTAGGTTCTGTGATGTTTGAATTGAAAAAGCTTACAGATACAACAGTATCACTCGTAGACGTTAATACTGGTCTTGATGTCGATTCGTCAGGATGGGTTGCAGCGGGTACTACAGGGCTAACATTCGCACGAGACTATGCTAACTCAACAGTTTCATAATAAAAAAAACGAGGTATAGAATGACATCACAAATGCGAAATCCCACGACGGGGATGCTAGACACCGTGGGAATGAGAGTTGTACCTTTTGCAGGAATTCCTAAGCTAACTGATTACGGATATAATCTTGGAACTTTCGGACGAAACGAAGCAACTGGCGATTTTTATATCTTGCGAGACAATTCTACTAACGCAGCAGACTGGCAAAATATCGCATCGTCGGCGCTTGATTTTTATGAAGATGTACTCTCCATTGCTGATGCCTCGGTTGCTCCCCCGACCGAGGTCGTTGGCTCTAGATATATTCTCGATACATCAGCGCCAGTTCATGCCGATTGGGACGGAGCTGTTGCTCAAGATGTTGTAGATTACAACGGTGCGACCTGGATAGCAACAACACCATCATCAGGTGGCTTTGTCTATGTAAAAGACGTGACAACACTTTACGTTTTTACAAGCGGAGCGTGGAACGATATCACGGCTGCGATTCCTGATGCAACGACCACGACCAAAGGTGTTGTTTCTGTTGATGCATATGATTTTAATATCTCTTCGGGTGCTTTGTCACAGCGTCCCGGTTCTGGCGTTTATTTTGTCGGAAAATGGGGTAATGATTCTGCCGATGGTTTGACGTTTAGCAGTGCAAAACTTACAGTACAATCTGCTGTAACCGCTGCCCCTGCTAACGCAACAATTCTTTTATATCCAGGGACGTATACAGAGACGGTAACGCATACGGCAAGTAATATTACAGTTATCGGCATGGGCAAGCCTAACTCGGTGATACTAACTCAAGCTGATGCAAACGTTGTTAATTTTAGTACATACACTGGGATACAGTATAAAGAGCTTACAGTCCAATGTACTGCTGCGACAACTGCAATAAATACAGTGCAGGGAACAACTGGGATATGCGCTTTCAAGGAATGCAAGCTTGCGATGACAAGCTCGGCAGATATTGCTGCTTCTGCTCAACCTGCTGTTGGTGCAATTACTGGTGCAGGAACGCTAAAGGTTATACTTGGGCAAGTATCGTATAAAAACACTGGTAATGGTGGCGGTACGGCACTAAAAGGAGCCTTCAAGGTCGAAGATGGGGGCGTGATTAATCTTTCTTTAGTTAAAGGAATTACTATTGAAAACTCAGGAACAGCATTAGCGAGTTCTATCGGAATTGATACATCATCTACGGGATATTTTGTACTGAATGAAAACGACATTGATGTTACCGATTCAAATGCAACAGTAGTGGCTGGGCTTGCGTATCTTGGTGGAACGGGTGTCGATCACGAGTACCGACGCAACACAGTGCACGTCACAGTAGGAGCTAATGCCGGGTATGGGATATTTACCGCAGACACAGCGTCAATGACTCGTTCTTTCTACAATCACATCCATGTCGTAGATACTGGTGGTTCTAGTTACGGATTTCTTGTCGGAGCTGGTTCAGAGTTAATCTCTCAGTTTGATGATGTCATTGCTGATGACGGCAACACTATTTCGGGGACCTTTACTCAAGTCAATTCACCTAGCGACGGAGATTTAACAGCTTCGGGAACTATTGAAGCTACTACATTTGATACTAACGTGGCTGCTGCTGCTGCTGTAACGCTATCGGGTACGAGTCTTGTTGCAGATGGTACTGATGCTGATATTGATATAAATATCACTCCCAAAGGGACTGGTGAAGTCAATATAACGAAGGTTGATATCGACAGTGGTGCTATAGACGGCGCGACTATCGCGACTTCTGATATCACAGTCGGAGCAGGGAAAACATTAGACGTTTCTGCAGGAACGCTAACAACTTCGGCAGAGCAAAAACTTGCTATGCGTGACTATCAGCAAGTCGTGGTTGTCGCTAAGAGCGGCGGTGACTTTGATACTATAACAGATGCTATGGCATCAATAACAGACGCTGCAACGGATAAGAGATATTGTATACTTGTGATGCCAGGGACTTATACAGAAAGCATTACGCGTAAGGAGTATGTTGATTTGATAGCATACTCGAAGCATTCTGCTATAATACAGACAACGACTGATGCAAGCGTCGAAAATGCTGCAAGTAATATATATACTGAAGGAATTACATATTTATCTACAACAGATATAGCTAGCACTTATGGTGTTGTGCGCGTTGGTGCGGTTCTTGATAATTTGATGTATAATAATTGTAGATTTGAGAATAGCGATGGAGATGATCATCTTATTTTAATACCCGCGGGGTCAGCGTTAACAGATACGTGTTTTATAGATTGCGATTTCAGTAATTATGCAGTTGGCGGCGGAGCGGTATTTGATTATGAAGGTGGTGCAGCAGACGTCACA